ATCAGCTTGCTGAGATTGAGAAATACCGCTACGATGTCTGTGAAAAGGACGATACTCCCATTCAGAACTTGATTGATGGTATCATCGAACTGTATTTAAGTACCTTATATCGGTTGAGATTTTTGGCATGAAACGACAAGAAGCAAAAGACCTTGGGTTAGACAAATACAACACGGGAAAGCCGTGTAAGAAAGGTCATTTTGCTGATCGGTATGTCAAAGGTGCGAAATGCGTAGAATGCACTAAACTTCAATCAATAGCATGGCGTATTGAAAATCCAGAGAAACATAAGGAATCGATGCGGAAGTGGTTGGAAAATAATCGAGAACTTCACGGAACCCGTGTAAAACGATGGCAAGCCGCCAACAAAGACAAAGTGCGCATGGATGCAAAAGCGTGGGTTGCGGCAAATCCGGACAAAGTAAAAGCTAAAACAAAACGATATATTCAGCGACATCCTGCTGCTTATACTGCAAGGTCTGTTGCAAGTGTTGCCAAACGAGCTAAACGTGTGCCAAAATGGCTTACATCAGATGATCGATGGATGATGCGCGAAGCGTATAAACTTGCTAAACTGCGAACCAAGATGTTTGGTTTTGTTTGGGAAGTTGATCACATACTCCCATTGCGCGGTGAAAATGTTTCAGGACTGCACGTTCCTACGAATTTGCAGGTAATACCTAAAGCAGATAACCGAGCCAAACGAAATCACTATTTGATTTGAAGGAACGATTATGGAACTTCTGCATCCCTTAGCCGACGGTAACTACCCGGCTGACTCCGAT